TACCTTTTGAGATGTATGATTTTCAGAAAAACATGGTAGATACTTTTCACGAAAATAGGTTTACGATATGTAAGTTACCTAGACAGAGTGGTAAATCAACTATCATAGTTTCATACCTCTTACATTATGTATTATTTAATGACAATGTGAATGTTGCAATACTGGCAAACAAATCTTCTACGGCAAGAGATTTGCTAGGGCGATTGCAACTGGCTTACGAACATTTACCCAAATGGATGCAACAAGGCGTTCTCAACTGGAACAAAGGTTCAATCGAATTAGAAAACGGAAGTAGAATCGTAGCGGCGAGTACATCTTCTAGTGCTGTTCGTGGTAGTACCTTTAATATAATATTCTTAGATGAGTTCGCCTATGTACCCAACAATATAGCCGAAGAATTTTTTAGTTCAGTTTATCCTACAATCTCATCTGGTAAATCATCAAAGGTGATGATTGTATCCACACCACATGGTATGAATATGTTTTACAAGATGTGGATGGATGCAACAAACAATAAGAATGATTATGTACCCACGGAAGTTCACTGGAGTGAAGTGCCAGGTCGTGATGAAGCATGGAAAGAACAGACAATAAGAAACACTAGTGAGGCACAATTTCAAACAGAGTTTGAGTGTGAGTTCTTGGGTAGTGTAGATACACTTATCAATCCAAGTAAGATAAAGACTATGGCAGTTATAGATCCTAAGAGAAGTCCTATGGGACTTGATGTATATGAAATGCCTATCAAAGAACACACATACACAATGACCGTTGATGTATCAAGAGGACTATCGAATGATTACTCAGCGTTTTGTATTGTAGATGTTACACAAACACCATATAAATTAGTTGCGAAGTTTAGAGATAATGAAATCAAACCTCTTCTTTTTCCGAGTGTTATTGAGAAGGTAGCAAAGGTTTATAACAATGCGTTTGTATTAGTAGAGATAAACGACTTAGGACAACAGGTGGCAGACAACTTACAATTCGAGTTAGAATATGATAACATGATGATGGTAACGCAACGAGGCCGTTCAGGACAAGTATTAGGTGGGGGTTTTAGTGGTCGTGGTAATCAACTAGGTTTGAGAATGACTAAAGGCACTAAGAAGATTGGAACTTCGAATATGAAAAGTTTGATAGAGGGTGATAAACTACTTATTAATGATTTTGATGTTATCGCTGAATTGTCTACCTTCATATCTAAAGGAAAATCTTTTGAAGCAGAATCAGGTGCTACCGATGACCTTGTAATGTGTCTAGTTATATTTTCATGGTTAGCAAATCAAAGATATTTCAAAGAACTGACCGATGTTGATGTACGAGGACAGATGTTCGCTGATCAAAAGAATGCTCTTGAAGCAGATATGGCACCTTTTGGATTTATTGATAACGGATTAGACGATCCAGAGGGTCGCAATAACTCATTTTTTGATGATGCAGGTGAGTTATGGCAACCTGTAACATATCGTAAAGGGGAGTAGTGTAGTTTTGCCATACTATAAATATACACAAAGGGTTATAACTAATACTAATAAACTTAATATTAAGGAGAACTAAATATGGCTTTTCAAGTATCACCAGGTGTTCTCGTGTCTGAAAAGGATCTTACAAATGTCATTCCTGCTGTAGCAACTACATCAGGCGGCATAGTAATGACAGCAGAGAAAGGACCGATGGACGAAGTTACTCAAATAACTTCTGAAAATGAATTGGTCGAAATCTTTGGTAAACCAACTTCATCTAACTTTGAAGAATTTTTTACTGCTGCAAACTTTTTAGGATACGGTAACAATCTGAAGGTAGTGAGACCAATTACAGGCATGGTAAATGCTTGTGTATCTGGTACTGCTATCTTGATCAAGAATACAACTGATTATCTAGATAATTTCAGTTCTGCTGCTAGTTTTGCTGCGAATGTTGGCGCTTACGCTGCTAGAGAAGCGGGCACATTAGGAAACAATTTAAAAATTTCTGTGTGTTCAAACTCTACTGCTTTTGGACCTCATTCAATGAGTGGCAATCTAGTCGCTGATGCTTCTGCTGCTATCGGAGATACAACAATTACTGTTGATGATGGTAGTTTAATGCAAGTTGGTGACATACTAGAATTTGGAGATGCAAGTAATGTACCTTCAACTGACGGATCACCTTCAGGATTTTTCTACAAGATAACAGGAATATCAACTCATGTATTGACAATCGCAAGATTTAATCCTGCAACTGGTAAAACAGAAACAGGTGGATTAAGACACGCTATTGTTGATAATGCTAAAGTGCTAAGACATTGGGAATTTTACTTTAACTTTTCTCAACCACCAACAACATCTGATGATGTATTAGCTGCTGGCGGTTCACTAGATGAAATGCACATTGTCGTTATTGACGAAGATGGTGGCATCACAGGAACTGCAGGAGAAATCCTAGAAACATTCGAAGGTGTTTCACAAGCTTCTGATGGTAAAACATCAACTGGTTCAAGTAACTTTTTTGCTGATGTAATATACAATACTTCAAGATATGTGTATGTTATGGATCATGAAACTACACTTGCAAACTCTGGTAGTGCTAAGAAAGGTCAAACTTTTGATAACGCTCAAGGTGATGCATTTGTTGTAAAAACTTACTCACTAGCAAGTGGCACAGATGATTTTGTTGCTACTAACTCTGAGATCGCAACTGCATATGAAAAATTTAATGACACAGAAAACGTAGATATATCTTTACTACTTTGTGGTCCTTCACAGACAGGTGGTGACGCTACTGGCGACACAAAAGCAACTGCTGTTATGGATATCGCAAATGATAGAAAAGATTGTGTAGCATTTATTTCACCTGCGAGAGCAGATGTTGTTGATGTTGCAAACGCTGTTACACAAACACAAAATGTAGTATCTTTTGCTGATGGTTTACCATCAACAAGTTATGCTGTCATTGATAGTGGTTATAAACAAATGTATGATAAGTACAATGATGTTTATAGATTTGTTCCACTTAACGGTGATATCGCAGGACTATGTGCAAGAACAGACAATATTGCTGATCCGTTCTTCTCACCTGCAGGATATAATCGTGGACAAATTAGAGGTGCAGTAAAACTTGCTTTTAATCCAAATCAAGCGCAAAGAGATGAATTATATAAAGCAAGGGTAAATCCTGTTGTTACTTTCCCTGGACAAGGAACTGTATTGTTCGGAGATAAGACAGCACAGGCAAAACCAAGTGCCTTTGATAGAATCAATGTACGAAGATTGTTTATCGTTTTAGAGAAAGCGATTTCTACAGCTGCTAAATTCCAACTCTTTGAGTTCAATGATGAATTTACAAGAGCACAATTTAGAAATCTAGTAGAACCTTTCTTGAGAGATATACAAGGTCGTAGAGGTATTACGGAGTTTTCAGTAATATGTGATGACTCAAATAACACAGCAGATGTAATCGATAGAAGCGAGTTCAGGTCTGATATTTTCATCAAACCAGCACGTTCTATTAACTTCATCCAACTCAACTTCGTTGCTACACGTACAGGCGTAGCATTTAGTGAAGTTGTAGGCGCATAATAGGGGAGAAATAAAATGCCAAATATTAATGATTTTAAATCTCGACTAGCAGGCGGCGGTGCAAGAGCCAATCAGTTTAAGGTAACAATGCCTTTTCCTGGTTATGCAGCAGTTGGTGGAGAAACATCAGACTTAGCTTTTTTATGTACATCAACATCTATACCAGGACAGAGTATTGCGAATATTTCTGTTCCGTTTAGAGGTCGTGTGCTACAAATAGCGGGTGATAGAACATTTAATCCGTTCAGTATCACCGTGTTAAACGATACTAATTTTAAAATATACAGAGCGATGGAAAGATGGATGAATGGTATAAACAATATGACAGATAACGAAGGGTTAACAAATCCTGTTGATTATCAAGTTGATGTGTTTATTGATCATTTAGACAGAAACGGTGCAACTCTAAAAAGTTATACTTTAAGAGGTGCATTCCCTACATCATTAGATGATATAGCA